GTCTATAAAAGAAGGTACAACGGAGAAGATTCAGCTACAAATTTCTTGATAGCTATGAAGTATAACATCAAGGCCATAGGTAATTTACAAGTAAATAAAATTACTAAACAGCATATAAAAAAGCTGATGGATTATCATAGATTTACAAGAAAAAATAGTAAGCAAGTAACCAACACAAAGGTAGGTTATCTTAAGACTGTTTTAGATGAGATGGTTGAAGATGGTTTTATTAAAGATGTTTCTTTCCCCAGAAGATTGAAAGATAAAAAACAAAAAGTGCATTATCTTACTGCTGATATGGAGAGAGAACTGCTTAGCTGGCTCAACTGTATGCAAAGAAACAGAGAAGCTAAAGATATTATCGAGTGTCTCATTGACCTTGGTTGCAGGGTCAACGAGCTACTCAATTTAGAAAAAAGATTTGTTGACTTTGATAACAACCAAATTAATTTCAACGATAGAAAAAATGATAATGCTGTAGCTGTACCCATGACCAACAGAGTTAAGTCAATACTCAGGAGATACTACAGAGAAGTAAAAGACTTTGATAAGTTGTTCAGTCTTAACTACTCTGAACTAAATGCTATATGGCAGAAGGCAAGGACTGACTTAGGCTATGCCAATAAAAAGTTTTATACCTTGCACCTATGCAGACACACTTGTGCTAGTCGTTTGGTTCAGCGTGGCTGTCAATTACTCTTGGTCAAAGATTGGCTTGGACATGAGGACATAAAGACCACTATGATCTATGCACACTTAGCACCAAAGGCTTTGCACTCTGTAGTGGAGGTGTTGAACTGATGCAAGTAAAAGTATTACTAATTAAACCCGATCTTGAATTGGTGCATGATTATTTATTAAACAAAAAACTTACACCAATTTTTTTACCTAACATCTCATGGTTTCAAAAGAATAAAGCCTATGGATTGGTAAAGAAAATGAGTAAATACAAAGGTGGGTTTCCTACTTTTAAAAAAGATTATCAAAACTTTATAGAGAATACTTATTACATCTTTAGAAAACCTATTGATGAGAACTATATAGATGTCTGAACCTAGCAAGAAACAACTAGAGCTAGAGCAGAGTATCTGTAGTATCTCTGCCTATAACAAGATCAGTAAACAGAATAAAAATATTGAGCGTGGTAGTGAGAGTTCTAACTACTACGCTAGAAATATAATGGAAGCCAAGCTGGAAGAACTTACTAAAGCTTTAGAAAAACATATCTTTGATTCCTTATCTGGGAAAGTAGGAGTCAAAGCTACATCAGCAATATATCTTTCTCAGTTTCCAGACCTTGATGTAGTTTCTTTTATTGCTTTCAAGGTCTTGATTGATAACGTATCACAAACTAAAACAACTACTACAACAGCCTTGAAGATAGGTCAAATGTTGGAAGATGAATTAAGGTTTACTGCCTTTGAAGAACAAGACCCAAAACATTTTAAAAATATTATCAGACATACCAGAGATACAAGTCATGAAGGATATAAAAAAAGATTGATGGTATATCACATGAATAAAAAAGGTCACAAGTTTGAACCTTGGACAAGAGGAAACAAGATAAGGGTAGGTCTGAAATTAATAGAAATAATAAGCTTTAAACTTGGCATGGTAAAGCTGATAAATAAAAGACAAGGTAAGAGTATGACAAGCTTTGTTGTATTTACTGAGGTCTATATGAAATATATAAATCAAGGTAGGTCTAATCGCATTGCTGCTTTTCCTATCTATCTTCCGTTGCTTGATAAACCTAGGGAATGGACATCTATAAATGATGGTGGATATTACACCGAGAGATTAAAGACTAGAGCTATCAAGACTTCTAATCAAGACTACCTAAAAAGATTACGAGAAACAGACCTAACAACAAGTCTGAAAGCGTTATCTCTGGCGAGTCAAACTGAATGGGGAGTGAATCAATTTGTGTTAGAAACTCTTGAATATTGTTGGGAGGAAAGAATAGAAGTTGGTTCATTGATTGATAGAGAGCTTGCAGAACTACCAACAAAGCCAGTAGATGTAAACGATAAAGATGCAATGAAGGAGTGGAGATACCACGCATCTTTAATTCATGATATGAACCATCAGAATATGGTCAAGAGGTATCAAATATTATCCATGATTGATACAGCTAAACGATATGCTGGCGAGAAGTTTCATCATTTATACCAATATGATTTCACAGGAAGAATGTATTGCATGACTGCACACTTCCACCCACAGGGGAATGACATAGCTAGAGGGCTGCATAGATTCTATGAAGGTGGAGAGATCAAAACTAAACAAGACTTGAACTGGCTGGCTATCGCTGGTGCTAATCATTGGGGTATGAATAAACATACATACGAACAAAGATTAGAATGGGCTTTCATAGAAGGTACTGATCTGGCAGAGCAAGTATATAGAGATCCAGTAGGTAATGTTGATATATGGGGCAAAGCAAAAGAACCATTTCAGTTTCTTGCTTGGTGTAAAGAATGGTCAGAGTTTCAAATAGTTGGGTGGGGATATAAGTCTCATCATGTTTGTTGCCTTGATGGTACAAATAATGGCTATCAACATATAGCTGGACTGATAGGTAATGAAAGTTTAGCTAACAAAGTAAACCTACAAAATGTAAAAGAACCACAAGATTTATATAAACAAATACTAGATATTCTGTTGGTATTACTAAAGACTGAGAACTCTGAACAAGCTAAAGAATGGTATAAGTATAAAGATAAATTTACAAGAAAGTTTATAAAGAAACCTGTGTTGATGATACCTTATAACTCAACAACATTTGGCATAGCAAACTACATAGAAAAATACTTTGTAAATCAAAATGTTTTTATGGCGAAAAATTTTCAGAACAATTTTTATTTAGCAACCATGATAGAAAAAGCTGTAAGGAAAGTAACACCTGAGAGTTATCAAGTATTAAAGTATTTAGCTGCTACTGCTATGTGTTTTAACAGAGAAGACAAAGCTATCTCTTGGCAAAGTCCATCTGGTTTTTTAATAGAACAAAATTATTTTAAGAATCAAGTAAAAAGAATTACTACAAAGATAGGTAACTCAAGTATTAAATTATCTATAGCAACTGGTGATGTGGATAAGATTGATAAACGTAAACAGATACAGGGATTCCCAAGTAATTATATTCATAGTCTTGATGCTGCACATTGCCAGTTAAGTTTGGTGCTTGCCAACCAGAAAGGACTAAAACAATTTTGTGTTATTCATGATTGCTATGGCAGCCCAGCAAGTGATCTAAATAGTTTTATAAACTGTGTAAAAAAAACATTCTTTGATATATATAGTGACAATAATTTAGATAATTTATATCATCAAACAGCAGAACAATTAAGTGATACCAGTAAGTTACCAGCAGCACTACGCATGGGGCATTATGACATCACAGATGTTTTGACTGCACCATATATATTTACATAGAAGAAGATCAAGGTAATATAAAAGAACGTCTTTCTTAGACGACTAACCAGAATAACAAACAGGTTTCAAAATGGAAAATTTAAAATCGGAGACTATTAAAATAGTTACTCCTGTAGGTACACGCTTTCGTTACTCTTACCTTGTAACACCTGATGAATACTTAGGTGTAGAGAAGTGGAAGACAGAAGCTTTAATTCCTGTAGGATCACAGATAAAAAATGAAGAAGGTAAATTTGTTGAAGCTACAGTCTTTATAGTAGATAAGCTTGAAGCTTTACTTGAGAGTTGGAAGACTCAATTAAAGGCAGCCTTTCCTAACAAAAGTTTTACTCTTACCAAGAGTTCAAAGACAGGGCAGCCATCATTCCCTTGGTCTTTTGAAGAAGATAATTTAGTAATCAGACTTAAGAAAAATTACAAAGGACAAAAAGGTATTAATACACCTGTAACTTTTTACAGGCATGATAGTCAATCAGGACAAAATGTATTAATGAATGAAGATGAGAGAAAGACTATGGACAAAATAAGTCCAGAGACTACAGGACAGATTGCTTTCTTAGCGTCAGGCTATGACGCTGGTGGTAATGGTGTTGGCATTAGATGTCTTCCACTTAGTATTTGTTTTCGTGACATAGTACCTTGGCAGGGAGGAGGAGCAAGTGATTTTGAAACAACAGAACCATTGAAGGAAGAAGACTATGAAGAACAAACGACTGCAACAGCAGCCGACTTCTAAATACAAGAGTAAGTTTGAAGCTGACTTTGCAGCTACACTAAAAAAAAAGAAAATTGTATTTACTTACGAAACCCTTGAAATAGATTATGAAATTACTTGCTGCTACAAGCCTGATTTTATCCTCGACAATTTTATTGTTGAAACAAAAGGGTACTTTTCAAAAGAGGACAGAAGAAAACATCTTATCATCAAGAAGACTAGACCCGAACTAGATATTAGATTCTGTTTTCAAAACAGCAAGACTAAATTATCTAAAGCCAAGAACTCTATCTCGTATGCCAAATGGTGTACGAGACATGGGTTTCAATACTGCGATAAAACTATTCCAGACGATTGGTACTAATGTTTAATTACAAAATGCCTGACAATCCAAAAGCGGGTGCAACTTATTTTGATCCCATCAATGAGATGTGGAGAGTTTACAACGGAAAGACATGGGTTGATGTAAACCTAAGAGAACACAAATGCAACTTAGATGAAGAGTCAATACAAGACTAAAAAGATTTGCCCTGAGTGTGGCAAAAAGAATTGTGCAGTCTTTGATGATGGGCATGAACATTGCTTTACTATGGGCTGCGACTACACCTACTACCCAAACAAGAAAGAAAAGAAATTGAGTAACATCATTCCAATGAGAAAGC